TCGAAGTGATTGAGTGCGGTGCAGCTATCGCCATACCTAGCATTAATGTATTTAATATGCGCTCTGATTTGCTGTTTAGGTGTGAGGTTTTTGTACCAGGTGGACCTCATCTGCCCCAGCCCATAATGAGAACCATTCACTGCTTTTGGATTCCACCTAGACTCATAGTGAATTAGCCAATTAAAACACTGAAAGTCTTGCCAAGATAGAAGGTTGTATGCATACAGCTTTAGATTCATATCTGCTTTTGATGGCTGTTGATTTATTATTGTAATTACGGCAGCTAATAACGCCGTAGCTATCAAGCGAAGGCAATAGCCGCCCCTAGACACTTCAGCGACGGGCTGCCTTAGGGCCCCGCCTTCGAGGGAGTGTACTCCCCTTGTCAAGTATATAAACATAACCGCAGGTCAGAGCCTTTCTACTATTCCAACTCCCATATCTTCTTAAATTCTAACTGGCCTGATTGAAACGCGTTTTTCAGCGTTTCTCTCCCTTCAGCAGCGAACTTAGTAGTCAAGTATGGATTACTTTCCGTACCCTCCAACCAAGTAACTATCTCACCATTAGGATCAATTACTACATCATCTTGATAATTAAATTTATCCAATATCACATCAACTGACGATTCCCTAACTGATTCAACTATCTCACTCGGGATATTGGCTTTCACCCAATCAATAAACTTTCTGTCTGATTTGATGACCCATTTGAACCTGGGCTTGGTTGTTGTCACATAAGCAATCTGCTCACCTTCAAACTCAGCCTTTACTCGATCCGCTCCTACTTTGTCCATCTCAGCTTGTAGAGCTTCTCGCAACCTATTCTTAGCCTTATATGCCTCATCAGCAATCAGACTGACTGCCGCTAGCTCCAGGCTTAACTCTTTGATGCCCATCCGTCTCCCTTAAAATGTGTTGGTGTTGCAGTAAATAATTTCTTTAATGGACTGCCACAATGACAAACCATTGTCTGATTAACCGCTTCGATAGATAACCAAATCTCCCACTGATCATCACAGTACGAGCAGTAGAAATCATAAGTCGGCATCTACAAACCTTTCTAATGTGGCTCCTCCAGTCCAGTAACGCTCTTTGATGCGTTCTTGGCCTTCGGCTATCTTGCAGACTCGACATTGTGCGGCCTTCATTTTGTAATTGCCGCACTGGTCACATCTTGTAATGTCATCTTCTTTATTGGCCAACCTTTCGGCTGGATCAATCAAGCGCTGTTCAAAGCAATTCTGACATTCAGTTAGCCAAACTTTCTCACCCTCAATAATTTCACTGTCATAGATATTGACCAGTCTTTGTGCGGTCACCTTTTTGCAATTTCCACATTTGAAGGGATGAGCATCGCTAATCATTTTTGAAAAACCCAGTGCCCATCAGATCCAATTTTCATCCACTTGGCTGGATGACCTGACTTTGGAATTGGGCATACCCAGCCCCGATACTCCTTCCCTTCTTTAGTACCTTGCTTGAGCACCATTGGGCCACAATTTCCCGGGCATAGAGGAATTTCATCAATCACTTCAGCACCTAACTGATCAGCAATTGCGCTCACATCCCACACAATTGGCTCAGGATGATTCGGGCGTTGCTCCTGGACAAACTCAGCTAATGCAGGCTTGGTTGTTTGAATTGGCTTCAATGGGACATTTGCTCCCTTAGGTTTAGCAGGATACCCAGCCATCATTAATGCGCGACCTAATGACCCAGTCTCACAGAGCTCGATACTGTATTGCTTACTCTTTACCTCGCTCGATAATCCAGTAGCAAATGGCTCAGCGTCATTCCAGGTTCGATATAACTCGGTCTTAATAATGAATACATCTGACTGACTGCTTAATGACTCAGCCAATATGTGTGACTTGTGGCGGTAGTCGGGATAATCCTTTTTGAACTTCTCAAAACGATCCCACACACCTTCATAATCTTCAAGCCAATTGCTCATCGTAATACGCTCCCTTGTTGTATTTAGTTACTGCATCGGTTAATTGTTCTTTCAATGAATAAAATGTGCCGTCAGGCCAGTTTTGAACATCATCAGCGCAGGGCTGACAATAGAAACGAGTAATCCCAGCGCGTAGCGGTGACTCGCTAATTACCCTCCACACAGCTGGTGACATTGCCTTGTAATGCCAGGTGCCATCCTTTAGTTGGCCCCAGCGTCCCTTGCAAATATCACACCATTGGTTGCTATTCGTATTTCGCATCAAACTCAATGTCGCTCCAATCATCTGGTGTGGTAAATCGCAATTGAGCCAAGATAGAGGCGTATCCAATGAGATCGAGATACGAATCCTCCCTCGCTGGAGACTCCACAATTCGGCTGAGTTTGGTCGCGAGAAAGACAATTGATATGTCAGATGGGTCTCGGAGCTGAACACCGAGTAATCTCGAGATTTTGTAAATGCGTAATAGATTGTGCCTCGGGTCACCATAGTCTGTCCCCCTCTCTTGGAGGGTAGAACTAGCTTCTTCGAGCCAATCTGTCGCACTGCGGTCTGAGTAGTCATCGAGTCCCATTGTGTGCTCTCATTGAAGCTCTGCCTCGTTTAAAGCCTTCATTAAATGCTTTGGCCTTCATCGACATAATTGATGATCCCAATAGCAATCCACCTAGCCATAAGAAGATAACAATCCAGGCTATTTGCTCGGCTGTGAAGTTATTGGACATCTGCATTAACCCCAAATCTGTCTAGCCAATAGGCCGAGATTTCATCCCGACTTAACCGACCCCTAACTGATTTACGGCCTAATGACTCCATCGCATAACGACGGATTAATTGGCCTTTTACATAGTTTTTGCCATCCGACCAAGCACCTGATGTGCTATCAAATCGAATTAATGGCGGTGTTACTATCATTTATTCTCCCTTATAAACCCTGATAAATGGATTTAGTGAGATAAATGTATTTAGCTAAATGGATTTATGCAAATGGATTTTCGGAGTGTCGCAACAAATCGTAGGCTGTGTCTATGTGCAAGAAGCCCACTGGTCGGGTAGTGACGCGGCTATTGGCGAAATCAGTCTTATTGGGTAATGCCTTCATTTCCCATTGTGGGGCATTTAAAGGGTCTAACTCCCAGCAGTAGATACCGAGAGGTGTTGAGCTGATATAAAACGCTCTGAGGGCCTTTAGAGCCCCGATTTCGACCAAGTTGTGCCACTTGTGCTGCTCAATCATTAAATCGTCATAGTGGGTCCTGCGGCATTTCAGTTCGAATATGGCCCGATAATCCATCGAGATAGCATCAAATTTGTCGGTCGGTCTTGAGGGCTCTAGGTCGGGAATCCGATCCTTAAGCCACTCAAATAGTTCGACCTCTCTGAAAATTAGTCCTCGTCCTCATCTTCTTCGAAGGGTTTGACCTCGGGCTGTTTAGGATCCACAATCCAATCAGGATAAGACTCTCGGTCCATCGCAAATGCCAGGGCCGTACCTTCATCCATACCAGCTCGGCGGCAGGCCATATAGACCTCATTACAGGCAATCGCCCAAAAATCCAACTTGGTCAGTGGTATTTCTTTAGTAGTGCGGCGGCGTTTAGCAACCTTTTTGACAGATTTCTTAACGCGTTTTTGAGTTGCCACCTTTTGCCACCTTTCTTTGGAGTGCCAATTCTAACTGAGACTCCATCTTATCCAGGCGCGACACAATGGGCAGATTTTCCAATTTGATTATGTATCTCAAGCCAGCAATGAGTAAGCCAATAGACCCGAGCACCGAGGCAATAAATGCCGCAATGTCCCCAGGTGCCATTACTTTACTCTGCCGTAACGCTCATAATTAGGGTTAAGCCAGTTGATGATGCTCGGCAATACGGCAGCAATAGCAGCATTGACCATTGTCTCGACATCTAAGCCCACTGCTAGGTAAGTCGCTAGGAATGTCGCTAGAAATGTCTTGGCCCAGCTCTCTGCCATTTTCTTTAATTCTTCCATTTTTATCTCTCTCTCCTTCGAGGTCAAACCATTTACCGTTGTCATCTCCCAAAGTTGTGAAGCTAATATGGAAATGCGAGATATGCGGATTACCGCGATATTTGCGCCACTTCCAATTCAGAATGGTTGAACAAATGCGGCCATTATGAATAATGTATTTAATACGCTTATCCCCTCGTTTAGCGCATTTGCGGATCTTCTCAACTAATGCAAAGACTTCTTCTTTGTGAGCTCCGAGGTCTGCATCAATGTCAATGGCTCTAACGACTCCTGTTCGAGAGTCAGGTATATGGTCAGAAGTACCTTTGGCAATGTGACGAGCGTCAGCCACCCAACCATCACTGCGCCTATCGCGCTCAGGATAATCATCGTCAATTTGAGTTCTTAATTGCCTGCCAGCTTTACAAAGCTTCGGAGAAGGTGCCGTCATAATTCCAACCTATCTCAACTTCTGGGTAGTCATCAACATTGATGAAATGTGAATTGTCGGGCAGGAAGTCAGTTTCATCGTCATAAAACGCGACAACCTTATTCTTGACTATTTGCGCGAGCTTCGGCATCTGCCTGATCCTTTAGATAAACTTCATACTCAGCATCAGTCATTTCGCGGACTGTGGTTTCGCCTGTATTAACATCTACATCCATTACTTGTGGTTTCATTATTTAACTCCATAAAGAGACATAGTTCCTGCTCCGGCAAAAG